TGCTTCGCCGACAGCGCCGACAGCGCGGAGTTCTTCGCGATGGTGTCCAACTGAGGAGCCAGCGCCAACGTGTCCGCCACAGCAGTCGTCGACACCATCGGGCCGAACGTGTACACCACGCCGTCAGAGCCGTCGGCCTTCAGGTAGAACTCTGCACCCTCGAGCAGCGCCGAACCCGCGAACCGGCCCACCGCGTCGGACGTCAACTGCGTCACAGCCGAACCGGACGCGTCCTGCAACCCCGCAGCAGGGAGCATCGTGACCGCGTCAATGATCGTGTACGGGGTGTTCGGAAGCGGCTTCGCATCGTCGCCCGGGTCCAGAATGAAATCGGTAGTGCCGCCACCGAACGTCTGCAAAGTCGCAGCCACGTCACGCCCCAATCGGAACAGAGATACCAGCGAACGAACCCCAGGTCACGAGGTTGGAAGGGAAGATCACCTGAATGACGCCGTTCGTTTGGATGTTGTACTGACCGCCGCCACCAGTGGAGGAGCTGAACGCTGACCCGATCGGGCCGTACGCCTCCACCGCCAGGGACAGCGGCACCGACCCGACGGTCGTGAACGAGTTGTTGAACGCGGAATGATTGGTCCGCTCGAACCGGCCCCGCAGTTGCAGCATGTCGCCCACGACACGCCACCTCGGGACGTCACCCGAGAACGTCTGATAGCCCGACGCCATGCTGATGTTCGCCCAGTCGCGGCCCAGCAGCATGTCCCACGTTTCCGTGCCCGTCCCGCCACGCCGCACACCCATGTCCAGGGCCGAGCCGACAGTCTGGATGATCTTGTCGCCGTAGTTGTACCGGGCAGGGTTAGGCAGCACCGTCCCGAACTGGAACCCCAGCGACGTCTGCCACTCACGGAAGTCGATCAGCTCCTGAATGGTCGTCAGGCCGGCCTGCACCCGAATCAGGAACAGGAACTGGTCGGCGACCACGCCAGGGTTCGACTGCATCGCCGACGACACAGCCTTCGTTGACGTCCCCTTCAGGATCATCAACGTCGACCCGCCACCCGGTGTCGGCTGCCAGTCGCGCCGCAACACCACCGTGTCCCAACGCGACCCCGACGTCACCGCATCCGCCGTCAGATCAACGTTGCCCGTGATCGTGTCGAGGACGCCCCAGCCGTACAACTGGCCGGCAGGGATACGGATCGTCCGGTCAACGTTGCCAACGATGCTGGCAGTCGTGCCCGTGATGACAGACGGCCGTGACGACGACGCCGGGGACAGCGAAGCCCAGTCAACCTCGCTGACGCTGCCGTCGTACCCGATGCTGAAAATGGGTTGCGCCATCGTTATCTCCCTGCGTTCTTGATACGGACAGCCCTAGCGAGCTTTGAAATGACCGCGTACTGCCCGCGGTTCGTGCCGTCACGGTCGCCAACAGTGGGCGTTACGTTCAGGCCATCGGACGCGTCCCACTTGATCGTTGCCTCGCGCAACACGTCGGTGACGGTCGGCGCCCCCGGGATCAGTTGGGTGGTCACGGTGTCGCCGACGCGGAGGTGGTCGCCGTAACGGAACGTGTCAGTCTCAGCCAGCGTCAGTTTCAACCCCGACGTGGCAGCGTTCTCCGCGAGGGCGGCGTCGCCCTTGGCGTTCGCCAGAGTGGGCGTCGTCGAGTCTGTGGAGTCCACGAACGCCTCACGCTTAATACCCCACAGCGCCTCCGCGGCCGTGTCGATGCGCTGCACGAAGAACCGCGACAGCCCATCACCGGCGCCACCGACGACAACACGTGTCGCCTTCGGTGCGCCCTTCGACCACTCCCACTTCGCGACCATCCCCGACCGAGGCGTCAACGTGTGCGGGTACCACGCCGGCGTGTAACAGTCGAGCCGCAGCCCGGAGCCAACCTGACGGATCTGCGTCCCCACGCCGGCCTGGTCAACGAGCGGGAACAGCTTGTCGGCCTGCAAGTCCATCCGCATCTGCACCGTGATCGACGACCCGCGCGCCAGGTCGGGGGCGACCGTGATCGGCAACCCCAGGCGGGTGATCGCCCGCGACGCGAAATACTTCACGACCGTCTCAGCCGGCCCCGTCTTCGTGTCATACAGCGACGCGGTCTGTGTGCCGATCTGCGACGTCGGGTCCTGCCACCCAAGAGTGGAAGCCCAGAACGCCCAGTCGTCAGCGATGGACACCACCAGCTCGGAGTCCACATCGGACGAACCCTCGAGCGAGTCGACAAGCCCCGACAGCACCTGCACACCTCGGTAGTCAACCGTGACGCGGCACCCCTCCGTCAGCAACTTCGGGGCGATCTGGTGGTCCGCGCGGATGCTGAACGACCCCGTCGACTGACCGTTGTGAACCAACGTCAGATCCACCGACAGCGGGTCGCCCAGCAGCCCAACACGCTTGAAGGTCTTGTCATACAGGGTGATCCTGAAAGGGGACTTCACGACGCCCCCTCTCTCACCAAGCGCGGTAGTAAAGCGGGATGATTGACGCCGTGACGGTGCCGGCCCCGACCATTGCGAGGCTCAGACTGATCGGGTTGCCAGGCGGCAGGGGCGCGTCGAAGTTCGCCGACGCGCCCAGTTCAGACCACCGGTCGACGCCGTTCTGGTCCTTCACGGTCAACCTGTCCGGGCGGGTGTCAACGATCCGCGTCTGGCCGTCAGCGATCGCCCCGAGCTGGACGACGTTCCCCGCGTAGCCGACACTCACCGAGTCGACAGGCCCGGTGATCGTGTACAGCGGGTACGCGTCCACGTCGCCAGGGTTGTTGATCGACGCCTTAGCCAGCGACGACCCCGGGGAGATCGTGAACGGCGGCCCGCCCGACCCCGCGCCGAAGAACGACACCGGGGAGACCGTCTTCCACGTCTGCGTCACGGGGGTGCCCTGCCAGTACGGTTGCTCAGCAACCAACGTCACGCCGTACACGGCCCACCCAGCAGCCGATGGGTCGCGATCGAACACGCCGTCGCCATCATCAACGAACCGGCACACCAGCGTGCGGATCGTCCCGTCAGGGTGCGTCACCGACCACAGCCCGGGGCGGGTCGGGTCCATCGTCCGCCAGAACGCCCGGTCATGCTCCACCCACGCCTGCGACCCGCCGTCGTTGTAGACGAACAACGGCCAGAACACCTCACGCTCGAGCGTCCGCGACCCCCGCCACCTCGACCCCGCCAGCGCAGGTGAGGTCGAGGTGAAACGGTCAACGGGGGGCATGGACATGCCACGCGCGCCGGCCGTCAACGCGACACCGTTACTGCCGAGAAGGTCCCACTCTGACCCATCCCAACCGGTCCACGTCATTGCGCTGATGCCCGGCCACGACGCCGCCACGTCGAGAGGCGCCACCACCTGAAAGGGGGATGCGAGGATAGGCACTAGACCGTCACCCCCGTCAGCCCCGCCAGGGCCATGTTGTTCCGATCACGCTTGTCCGTCTCACGGGCCAACTGCTCCGGGTCCCAACCAACGTTGCCGTTGATGACGATGCCCCGACCAGTGCCGCCGCCCTGGCTCAACGCTTGGCCCTTAGACGCGAACGCGGAGCCGTCGACCTTCGGGACCGACACCAGCGACCGCATCGACTTATCCAGCGCGGCACGCTCGGAGTCGATACCTCGGACCATGCCAAGCGGGATGTACTTACCGACCTGCTTAGCCATGACGCGCGACGGGGACTTGATGCCCAGCGCCTTCTTGATCGCCTTCACGATCGTGTTAGCAACCCGCTTAGACGCAGCAGCAAGCGCCTTAGCCTGAGACTCGAGACCCTTCACAAGGCCCTTCGCCGAGTCCACGCCAGCCTGATACAGCACCTTCGAGGACGTGTCACCCAGCTTCTTGCCCTGGCTGTTGATCTGCCCCTGCAACGTGTTGACCTGGCCCACGACCTTCTTGCCGCCAGCGAGCAGACCCGCCGCAGCCTCAGCGCCGCCACCGTCCACGCCAGCCTCAATGATCTGCTGGTACGCGGCATTGTTCAGGCCCATCGCCTTCAACTTCGCGACGTCCTTCGCGAACTTCGTCATGGCCGCCAGGCGCGACTTCAACGAAGCGACGATGTCCTGCCCGCCAACGAACTGCGACGTGGCCGTGGAGTTCTTCACCACGTTGCCCAACTCGGCGGCCTGCGCCCGAACCGACGCAGCAAAGTCAGCCTTCAACTTCACGGCAGCGGCGAGCTTGTCCTGCGCCACCTTCAACTTCGCGGCGACCGCAGTGCGCTGCTTCGCGATGTTCGCGGCGGCGTCGGTCTGCTTCTTCAGTCCGTTCATCACGGCAGTAGCGGCAGCGAAGCCGATGTCCGACGCTTTGCCCTTGTGGTTCATCGCGTCGTCGAGGGCCTTGCGTGCGGCCTTGAGTTGCTTCGCTGTCGCCTTGTGCTTCTTCACCAGCGGGCCCAGGCGGGCGACCTCATCGCGTAGAGCCTTGATGAGAGCCGAGTCCTTCGTCTTCACCCGATCGGCGAAGATCTTCGCGATGCCACTGGTGAGCGACTGAAGGATCTTCTTCACGTCGGGCGACGCCTTCGCGATGCCGTCGATGAAGCTTTGGATGACGAGCTGACCCGCGGGCGTCAGGATGGTCTTATCCCGCTTGGCGGGGCCCTTCCAGTCGGGCAGCATGGACGTCAGTTCACCAAGCTTCGCCTTCACCGCGCCGAACGCGCCGGTGATGCCGTTGATGAAACCTTGGATCACCTGCTGGCCTGCACTAACGAGGATGCCGCCCAGGTTGCCGAGCGCCCCGGCGATCGCGCCAGGCAGACGCTGCACGGTGCTGACCACGGAGGAGATGCCCGAGGACACTGTCGACTTGATGGCCGACCAGGCAGCGGAAACGCCCGACTTGATCGCCGACCACGCCGCCGAGAAGATGCCCTTCCACGCGTTCAGGCTCGCCGAAATCTGCGACCCCAGGGCGCTCATCGCCGCAGACACCACGGCCTTGATGCCCGACCACGCAGCCGACGCGCCAGCCTTGATGACTGACCACGCGGCAGCCAGCACCGTCTTGATGACGTTCGCGGACTGCGAGACGACAGCCTTGATGACAGTCCACGCGCCAGACACGATCTGCTTGATGCCGTCCCACGCGCCCGACCAGTCACCCTTGATAAGCGACGTGACGGTTTTGATGATGCCTTGGACAATGTTGAGGGCGCCACGGACGACGTTGATGATGTTCCCGAACGTTGCCGCCAGGAAGTTCATCAAGCCCTGGCCCCAGTTGCGCCAGATGAAAGCGATCACCGCAGTAACCGCACCGATTGCTGTCTTCACCAAGTTGAGGATGCTCACAATGGTCGACCCGACCTGCGTGAACACCGCCCGGATACCCGGCAACAGTGGCGTAATGCGCGCCATCATTCCAGCAACGAACGCCTGCACAATGGGCAAGGCCACCGCGATCAGGTTGCGGTAAGCGCCCAGCACGCCGGCGACAGCAGGTATCACCTGCCCCCGTATGAACGTAGACACAGCAGCGAACGCCGTCGTCAACGCCGACGCACTTGTTCCGCCGCTCTGAAACGATGCGAAGACGCTACGGATCGCCGGGACCACAGTGTCGAACGCGTCACGCAGAGACCCAGCGAGGTCGATAACGGTGTTCATCCACGGCAGTTCAACGCTTGACCCGGCCCCCGTGAAGGCGCCAATGAACAACTTGACCGTGTCAATGGCGGGCTGCACGAACTGACCGAACCGCGCGAAAGCAGGGCCAACGTTCGCCGTCAAGTAGCCGAAGAACTTCGTCAGCCCAGTCAGCGCCATGTCAAGGACTGGCAGCAGTGCCGTCCCGATGGACTCCTTGAAGTTGCCGAATGTGACGGCGAACTTCTCGCCGGCCGTAGCGGACGCTGCGGCCGCGCCACCAACCTGAGACTCAACTTCCTTCAGGATGATCTTTTGCGCCTGAAGCGTGTTGCCGGACTTGACCAGAGTCTTGATCTGCGCCTTCTGCTGGTCCGTGAACGTCACGCCAGCACGGCCAAGCGCCGAGATCCCCTTGATGGGGTCGTTCAACGCCTTGCCAAGCTGCTTGCTGGCCCCGTTCAGGTCGCCGAACCCAGCCGCGGACAGGTCAGCCGCAGCCGCTGTCGCACGGTCGAAAATCTGGTTGCCGCTGCCCAGCTCGTTCTTCACGTTCTTGAACGTCAGCAGCAGGTTCGCCCCGGACTGGATAGCCTCGTCATCCATGCCGGTCTTGTTACTGATCGCCGTAGCGAGGTCGCCAACCTGGCCCGCAGTGATCTTGGCAGCGCCCCCAGTAGACTTGATGATGGACGCTGTCAGCGCGCCGACCTTCTGCGACTCTCGCGCCTCGCCGATGGCGTCCTTCAGGAAGTTCCCGACGCCGATCGCAGCAGCAGCCGCAGCTAGGGGCGCGAACACCTTCGACCCGACACCCGCCAAGCCCGACGACATGCCGGCGCCGAACCGCTGGCCGCCAGCCTTACCGGCCTTGTCGAGGTCGCCGCCGACCTGAGACTGGATCTTCCCGCCGAAACCCTTCGCTGACGGCATCAGGGTCACATACGCGGAGGCAACTTCGGCCACGACGCCTCCTTAGGCTGGTTCAGTGATGCGCGGCAATATGCCCGCGAGCCGCCAACGCGGCACGAATGTCCCGCTGCGACCGCGTCGCCTTACCCCACGTGCTGCGCTTCTTGTCCCACGGACGCGGATACGGCGTCACCGACTTCTTGCCCGCCGCCAACTGGTGCCGCAGGTCATACATGTCCGCGAGCACCATCCACTCAGGCGACCGCGGCGCCTCCCAACCCGCAACCGCCGCAGCAATCCTCGACGTCGGGTCCTGCACCAACACCTGAAGCAGGCGCCACGCCTCCCCCCACCCCATGATCGGGGAGGGGACAACACTCAGGCCCAGGTTGAAGCGGTTGCGCCAGTCGTACTCGAGCGCGCCCCGGTGCTCCTCGATGAGGTCGAGGAGCGTCAGGATTGGGGGAACGAAGCCCCGTCCTCATCGGCCTGCCACGCAGAGAACAACGCGTTCAGGTCGGTCGTGCTCAGCTCGTCGATCTTGTCCAACTCATCCGGGTCGGCCATGTCCTCAAGGATCGAGAACATGAAGTCAACCTCGGGCAGCTTCCGGTACTTCCGCACGGTTCCAGCCTTCAGGCTGCTCATCGACGGAAGCTTGATCTTGGCGCCGTCCGGGGAAGCCCAAACGAACTCGCCAGCGGTCTTGTGGTCCTGGGGGTTTGACGGCATGCGCGTGCCTACTCTCTTTGAGCGCGGATGGGTTAGCGCGGATAGGGGGTGAAACACCGGGGGGCGCGTCCGCGCAGAGCACGCCCCCCGGCAGTCATCAGGAGGCGAGCGAGGAGTACCACTTCTTCGCAGTGCCACCCGCGAGGGCGGTCGACGGGTAAGCGGTCACAGTCACCTCGTAGCCGATCGGCTCACCAGACGCGTACACCTGATCGCCGACCTCAGTCACCTCAGCCTCAGGAATGTACGCACGGATGACCTCGTCGCCGTCGACCACGTCAAGGACGAGGGAGTGACGGCCCGAACCCGAGCCGGGGTTGATGACGATGCTGCCGTCAGCGGCGACGGTGGTGCCGTAGAACAGCTCAACGGTCGCCTTGTTCGTCTCCACGAGGACGAAGTTGTACGACAGCTTCGCCTCGGTCACGACCTCACGGATGATCGCGGCGTTCTGCCACGCCTTGATGGTGTCCGTCGAACGGTCACGGGTCTCGGTGACGCCGTCCTCGCCGACGTAGCCAAGGTCAACGAAGCCAACCGCGAGTGCGGTGTCGGCGTCGGTCGGTGCGGTCGTGCCGGTCGGGCCAACGCTGACCGCGCCAGTCACCGCAACGCGCACGTTGCTGGAATCAAGTGCCACAGGGCTCCCCTTTCAAGGGATTGTTTGATGCGGCGCGGTGCCGCGGTGAATCCGCTGTGCGCGCAGCGAAGTAGTTAGAGGTTCGAGCCGCGAACGACAAGCTCGAACGTCAAGAACCTGCGAGGCTGACCAGACTCGTCAGCCACAGGGGAAGGGCCGGAAAGTTCCGTAACCCGGCACACTGGCTTGCCGTCAGCGGCGCCACCCAGGAGGGCGCGCACCAGCCGGGCGAGGTCAGTTGCTTCCTGCTCCGTCTTGCCCCACACGTTGACGCCCAGCCGGGCAGCCTCACGCGTGGCATCAAGGCGCGGCCCACCATCACGGCGGACCTGCACCATCCGGTCAGCCCGTGTCGCAGGGACAGCCACGCCAACCTTCACGCCAGCCGCGTACGGCTCAGGGCGGGCAGCGAGCGCCGCACGGAGGTACGTGGTCGCCCACAGTTCAACGTCAGGGAACTCAACGAACGGCATCACTCACCCCCAGCAGCATCAAGGGCTCGAGCGAGGTTGCCCGTCTTCGCCTCAACGAACAGGGCGTGATCCGAGTCCGCGACCACCCGCACCGCGGCACGGTCGGTCGTGGCCTGCTCGATGTGGATGCTGTCGCGGTAATCGCCCGACGTGACGGGCGCACCCGCGACGGCTGCGGACTGCACAGGACCCATGCGGCGCGTCAGGTCGGCGCGGACACCAGGGTCGTTCAGCAGATCCCGAATGCCCTCATAGCTGATCTTGATGCGAACGGAAACCATCACCCCTCCGTTCGCTCGACCTGCACAACCAGCCCGGGACGGTAAGACCCCAGGCGCCAGTCAGCAGGCTCACCAAGGACCGAATAGACCCGGCCCCGTACCTCAACCCGGTCAGCGGCTGTAACGTCCGCAGAAGCCGGCATGTACAGCGTGAAGCCCGACGTGACGGCGTTACGCGCGTCCTGCACGGGCTCACCCGACGGGCGCGGCTCCACCAGCACGTTGCTCACGGTGACGCCGACCGGGCTGTCCCACGACGGCGACACGTCGCCGCTGTACGGGTCAGCCACAGTCCCGGCGCGAAGCACCGTCACGGCCTCGCCCCTCACGGGCGTGGCGGCAGGCGGTAGCGGTCAAGGGTTGCCAGCTCATCGGAGGTGAACCCCGAACCGGCTTCATACTGCTCGCTGAACGGGCCAGCCTGCACGCGAGACGCCGACCCGGGGCTTGCTTGCATCCGGGTGGCGCGGGCCATGATGACGCTTGCAAGGTCCGCAGCGTCATCCTGGGAGTAGCCGTGGGCCACAGTCACCTGTACCTTGCGCGGGCCCTCCACCCAGATGCCCGTACGGGGTGCCCGGGTCAGCGTCCCAACCGACGACCACGCGAAGTCGTCGTCGGTGTACGCGATGCCGTCATTCGTGACAGCAGAGACGCCCGTCACCCGCAAACTCGGGATGCGCAGTGAGCGCCCCCCCGAACCGTCAAGGGTCATCGTCTCAGTGCGCTCCGGGGTGACATGCCAACCGCAGTACCTGCGCACCAGGGCGGTCGCTTGGTCGATCAGACTCTGCGCGTCACCGCCCTGGTACGACTCAAGGTCGCCGACCAGGACGATCGGGTCAGTTGCCACCGGACTTGCTCTGCGCGGTACGAGCCTTGTTCGCCGGCTTCGGTGCAGCCTTCGCCTCGACGGGCTTCGCGCCCATCCGCTCAGCGTCC